TTTTTACTCAAACTCACACATGTGTAACTCTTTAGTTCCACACGAGAGAGAGCTCTTCCAACCAATATCACGACCAAATGGCGCCCTTAGGACGATTCGCTGGTTTAAGTACCATCTTGGCACTTCTGATAAACGCAGAAGTCGCCTCTTGCACAAGTATAAAACTGTGCTGGATGTTGACTTTCGTTTTGAATTCGACAGACTGTTTACCGTCGTTGAGTTCACAAACACGAACCCAGTGCATAGTCATCCAAGGGCTGCCTCGAGCCGTACTGCTGTTAGGTCTGGCATCCTTACTTGTGTTGAGTCTATGGGGTATATACCATATGAGCTATCGCCTTGTGCATCTTCGAAAGAAGCTGGCCGCCGATACTATTACGATCTCCGTGATTTGCATCAAGATTTTCGTTCTGATAAAATTCTTGCTAATCACGTGGTTGTTATGGTTGATGTTGACTATTATGTTGACATGCCTAAACTTCTTTGCACAGGTTTGCCAGTGGTAATGTACTCTTTTGTTCCTCAAACATTGTCAGGAAACAATGCTGAAGCAGAATGGTGGGTGGAAGGAGACAAAATTCATTATCAAGTTACAGGTGGCGCTCGTTATGATCACCTACTTTGGAACTATGATAATGATTACGTCTCAGTCCTTGATTCCTACAAAACCCTCCATGTCTACTCCATTTCTCAGCAGATTGTTCCACATGATGACTCACGACGAGTAATTGTGCTGACACCAACAGTCACTGTTCCGTATCCTTTTTGGGAAGGAGTCAAACAATTTCCCCTTGTTCGCCGCTCATTAGACGCTGTCATTAGAACACGTTTCGCTGGCGAGCCTTGGGTGAGCATCCCCTTGGATTGCACTACTCCTGTTTCACTTCCTGAAAAGTTGTACGATTCCCTACGAGCTAGGCTTCGTATCTCCAAAGAATCTTCTATTGGAGGTATTACGCATTTGCTCAAAGAGAACAATGTACCAGACCCCGGTATTGTGGCTCCGTTGTTGATTGAAGCATTGAGTAAAGCTAGACCACATGAGACTATCTCAAAAACTGCGATGATTCGCTGGACAAATAGAACCCAGTCTTCCTTTGCCAGCCCTGCAGACTCTTTAGAACCCCAACGACCAGCTTTATTGCCTACGATCCCCTCTGTCTTATCTGATCCAGCATTGGCTCCTGTGTTGAAACACGCCAATGAACTGGAAAAGGTGGCAGTTATGGAGAGAGTGACGAAACGCCGCAATCGTGTGCCTTTCGAACCTCGCATAAAAGTCTGGTCCAAGGAATTTCTTTCTTTCATACTTCCTAAAACTAAACTTCAACCATATACTATGATTCAAGTTCTTGACAACCTAAAGACTCCCAAGAAAAGGGAGAAAGCTCTTAAAACTTTAGGTTGTCTGAGTTATTTGTTTGATGAAGCTTTTGTTATGTTTCTGAAAGGGGAAGCTTACCCCAAAGCAACTGCTCCAAGATTGGTTAGTGATCTTGATTACCAACACAATCTTGTTATTGCTTCTTGGGCTATTCCTCTTGCGAAATATATGAAGAAAACTTTTCACTGGTGGGCTCCCGGGAAAACTCCAGAAGTTATTTCCCAACGGATACAAGAGATAGCCAGCCAATGCGAGTTGTTAACCGAGGCTGACTATATTAAATTTGATGGATCTCAGTCAGATGACATGGACGCCTTCTTTACTTTATTTGTTACATCTTGTTTTGAACCTTCCGATGTTTTACGTGAGAAATTGGCCTATGAGCGCAATACTGTTGGTCGATCCCGCAACGGGACCAAAGTACCCAAGGGCCCTCACAATAAAACAGGAAGTTGGTTTACGACATTACGTAATGGAATAATTAATGGATTGGTCGTCTTTTGTGGTTATAGGCTTCAGGGCCTCAGTAAAGAAACGTCTTTCAAACATCTGGGTGTGTTGTTTGGAGATGACATCCTAACCCCTTTTGCTCCAGAGTTGGCAAATCTCTGTAGCATGGTAGGATTGGGTGTGACATTGCGTCATGCTAGCAAGGGAGTGGAATTTCTCTCTAGGGTTTTTCCAGATCCAGCTAGTTCGACCTCTAGTTACGCAAAACCCATCAGAGCGCTCGCAAAAATCCACTTGACAAAGAATGGAACTCCTGAAGAGTTGGCAAATAAAGCCTTCGGATATTATATAACTGATAGGAAAACTCCCATTCTTGGTCATCTGGTTAGGGCAATATTACGTGTATGTAAGCCAAAAGAGAGCACTATGAGTCAGGAAGATTTGTTCAAGTGCAGTATGCCTTGGCCTCAACAAGATGCCGATCTGATTTTAGAACATGCATATGGTATGATTGAGTTAGATATGACCGACATTCTTGATTTCAATGATCGTTGTGATAAAGTTGCAACATTTAAAGATCTTGAAACTCTTCCCGTTTTGACAAATACTCGAGAGCCAGCCACCATTGATTATGTGGACAACTTTGGTGAGCTTAACTGCAAAAGTGTAGTTACCGTTGCAGACAATATTATAAAATCCACCACAGATATCGTATCGGTGACCTCAAATTCTAAAGATGGCGATGGTCCCACGACAAAATCGACAAGCTCAAATGATCTCTGCCCTACTGGCAGGAGCAGCAATGCAAGCAGCAAGGGGAGTAGGAAGGGGGATAGCAGGCGCAGCGGAGAATGCCGTCAGCAATCTGTACAAACCCAACCGACCCCCAGCGATGGTGGTTCCCAGTCAGGCACCTCCAGTCCCAGCACAACCAATGATGTTAAGGGGAAACCCTCAAAATCAAAGGCGCGCAGGGAAAGGAAGAAGAAGAAGAAGGCCAAAGGGAAAGAACCAGCTCCTGATCCAACCAGGATATAAGATCGATGACGTTTTAGATGTCAAAATTGTACATACCTATCCTTTTGTAAATACTGCCACCAATTCGTATACGGACTATATGTTATTGACCTCTTTAGGTTCAGCGCATGATCTAGGAAGTTTTGTTCCCAGGTTAGCCACCTTTTCTGGTCTCTATCAATATACTCGATTTAACACTATTAAAGTCACTTATACTACTGTCCTCTCCACTTCTAATGTTGGAGCAGTCTCTCTTGGCTTCAACCCAGATTGCAATGCAACTTACGGTGCAGCGATCGAGGATGTCGCCAATTTACAGTATAGTACTATAAGTGATTGTAAATCGAGCTTCTCCATTTCTATACCCTGTCGCACCCTGCATGAAAGTTCGGCGCGCTATGGTCCTTGGTTGACCAATACCCATGCTGCTTCTAATGAGCAGTGTGCTATGGGTGTCCTCCAAGTCATGGCCACGAACACGGCGGGTGGCTCAGGCTCCCTCTTTGGCTTTCTTACATTTGAGGTAGATGTGTCTTTTAGACAATTTACGTCAACTTGATCCATTTCTTTATCTGTTTTCTGCAATAACGTGTAAAAAATAAATAAATATTTCTAAGAATTGTTGTTTTAAAATTTTCCTCTTTTCTTTTATATTACGCCCTTGGCTGTTGTTTCTCGCAGCC